ATGATAGAGTACGCAGAATTATACATAGGTGGCACTCTCGTCCAAAGAATACCATCCGATATGTTAGCCATTTATTCCGAGATATCCGTGACACAATCAAAACAGGCTGCGCTCAGAAAACTGGTCGGTAAACCTAACCAGATATTCTCCACATATACGGATAAATACAAGGGTATACGCGATGATAGAGCGTCGGCGTCTCAAGAAGACACATCTTACAGAGTAGATCTTCCATTTTATTTTCACGAACACCCGGAACTTGCCATACCTTTGCATGCTATCACTAAACAGGAAGTCGAGATAGCGTTACGTTTCAGAAAAGCCGAAGACTGTATATTTGCTGTGAATTTGAATCCTCCAAGTGGTAATGAGGCATACACCTATTACCTCGGTCAAAATCCAACTGGACTCATAAAAAGCGTTCAACTTTCAACCGAAATGGTAAGCTTACAAGATAAGACATTTCCCAAACGAGTGGACTATCTCATAACACAGACACAAACGAATACATTTGAACTCGACCGAGCCGACGCCAAAATTGACACAGTTAATCAATGTAATGTACACGAGGTTAGACTCAATATGCTAAATCCCGTCAAAGAATTGTTTTTTGTGGTACAGGATAAGTTTGACAACGACCCGACCGTAGAGAACGATTTCGCCACACCGTATCAATACTGTTCAAATGTTAATGTAGATCAATACGGACTTTTCACGAGTTCAGAACAGGTAAAACAGATCGAACTTGAGTTTGACGGAGAAACCATACTGGATGAAGTTACTGGAAATATTGTTCATTTGAGAGCGATTCAACCAGCAAAACATCACTCGAGGACGACCGTTTACAGGAGATTTTATATGTATAGTTTTGCTCTCGAACCCGAAAGCATACAACCTTCAGGTCAACTCAATTTCTCCTATGTAAAAAACCAAATAGCGCGTGTGGGGCTGTTTAACTATCCAGTTAACACGGACAAACAAAAGCAACTTAGAGTTTATGCCCAAAGTTATAACATACTCCGGGTGGAGAACGGAATCTGTACTTTACTATTTGATACATAATGAAAACAGGTTTTGATTTAACGAACAATGAAGATACGCAAGTGGATCAATATATGGAAACGATGTCGAATATATTGATACCAGTGATTGAAAGGGCGATGTTACTCGCATGTGAATACTCCAAGGCATGTGGGAGAGACGCAATTCTCATGAAGGACGTCGAGTACGCCATGAAATATTGTGCGAGATATGAAGTTGGACAGAAGATTGGTTCTTACTTCCCAGAAATTTACGAAGGTGATGACGATACACCTGATATGGAGGTACTCGAAGAACAGGATGGTGATTTTACGAGATACACAGGAGATGATGAGGGTATGAATAAGATAAACGAGGCATACGATACTTGGGACGCATGGGTTCCAACGAATCCGTCCGAGGAGATTTTAAAAAATGCGATTGATAGTAATGGACACCGAGGAGCCTGAAGGATGGACGGATACGGAATATAAAACATTCAGGGTTGGTGAATCAGACTCTGATTCAGAGACTGATTCTGATTCCGAGTCCGAGTCCGAAGAACCAAAGACAAAGGGTTACCAGGCCAAAAAATACAAGAAGATATTAGTCGTGGAGGAGTTGGTCCCAGAATAAATTTTCTAATGGTACTATATACCATGTCCGCCGCTGAAACTGTTACTCTTATCAGCCAAGAGCTCGAATCGCAATCCTTGAACGCCGTCGTCGCCGGTTTCTCCTTCGCGGCTGCCCTCTCGTGGATGGACCTCGTCCGCTGGCTGGTGAACCAAGTCGTCAAGGTCAACAAGAATGGTGGTATGAACTACACGCTCACCGCGTTGTTCACCACCTTGTTGTCCATCGTCGTCTACCTCTCGATCTCCCGAGTCTCTACTCGTGTCCAACGACCATCTCAACCATTGTACGCGGTCACCCGCTAAGTGGTTGGCTTCCTCTTTGGAATTAAAAGTAGGACAAATCCGACTAAAACTATAAAAATTATAGATATGATAGCATTCCACCTATCCACGTCTTCGGCTTTATTTTCCGTTCCGTGAATAGTGTATTTTTCAACTTTAGAGTCGGACTCTTGCTCCTTCTTCTTCTCTTTCTCTTCCTCATCTATGGGTATCTTTACTTTCGGTACATTTTCAAGTTTATCAGTTGAACAAGATAACGCAAATTTTAACACGTGGTTTGCGTTTCTAAAGTCGTATGGGATGAGACGTCCATTGCTACTGTAAAAAAATTGAACGCGTATGGACGATATAGTTTGCTGTTTACCCGAATGAAATTCATGTTCAAGCACATCATCCGCTCCAGAATAATTTACAACATCACCACACGTGAGTATTTTACCGGTGTAAAAGGGTGTATTAAAGTAGATGGATTTGTTAAATTCATCGGAACCACTACTTAACTTTAAAACAAATGCATCTACACCCTGTAAATTAAGACTACCCGTTTTCAAAGAATTGGACGTAGAGTGTACATTGTTTGGTGGAAGACCTAATACATCGTGTGGTGTCGTATTAGATGCATTTGACATGTATCCATTCTCTCCCCCATAAAACGCGAATGTGAAATCATTTGTTAGGTTACTTATGTTTATATCATTTGTGGTGGCTAAATACGTGGCACTATCTATGATATCGGAGTGTTGTACAAGATTACTCGCCAATTCTGTGCCATCATAGTTACCATTTGGTAAAGTGATGGTTTCACTGTACGTCGCCGTATTCATTGTAAACGTGTTATTCCTGTCGTGTATGAGCAATTGACTATTATGTATACGAGCCGATATAAGTTTTATTTTCGATACATTGTACACGGGATTCTTTAAGAAAACTGTGTAATCACCTGAATCGGGGTAAAGTATGGGGTCTCTGTCACCACTATCTATATCTAAGGTATGGACCTTCATTAAAATATGCGTATAATATTTTAATGAGTGTATTACTCTAAATAAATTGGATTTAGCACAAGTGGTGCGCGTATGGGTTGTTCATGAGCTGTCTCTTGGCGACACCCAAACTGCCCTGAGATGCGTGTGGGTTTTGTTGACCCTTGTACGCATTGAGATCGTGGTACGAGCTGTTCGAGTATTGTTGCATCCAACCACCGGACAATGGATTCACGCGACCATCAACACGAGTCGTATCAGAACGAGCCGCCGTGAGCATACCACCTTGGTTGAGTGGACCTGCTCTGACGTTCATACGACCTGGGTTTGCTGTACGGTTCGCCTTACCACGTCGCTCATCTGGGCGGAAACCATAACGGGTGAGTTCTTCGGGCGTGTACGACTTACTTCCACCGATGGCGACCGCTGGTGATTCAAGGTAACCATGCGCATAACTGCTAACGCCTGGTTGTGGCTGATTCATGTACTGATACTGTTCCATGTTACCATCCTTCTTGTTACGAGTTGGATCTTGGGAGACGGTTTGCGCAGAGATGAACCTCTTCGCTGGAGCATTACTAAGGGTATCGGTTCGTAGACCGGTTTGTGCTCGGTTGGTGGTTCGCTTAGTGCGTTCATGGCTTCCGCGTGGAGTGCGACCCGAGAATCCTTGTGATTTTCCGAGCGCCATTGGAAGACGTTCGGGCAAAAATGCAGTCTTTTCTGGTCGGTTGTTACCTATGGCACCCGCGATACCACGTCGACCACCAGAAACATCGGCAGCGGGGCCAGAACGACCGGGCAAGGTAGTGAGCCTGTAAGCACCGACATTTTCTGGGTTCACGCGCAAAAGCTGCTGGTAACCACCGTAACTCTCAACCGATGGGTCCACACCCAAACCTGGACCAACGAGTCTCTTCTCCACGGGAGACACGTTGTTCATTCGGTTGTAATCATTCATTCGGTTTCGCATATTCAAAACTTCTTGTCCACTCGATCTCAATTGTGGTGCGACAATTCCCAAATTATCAATGGATGTCTTTACTGGCTTCAAATTTTCAATTGGGCGTTCCTTCACTGGTTCTATCTTATACATTGGTTCGATCGTAGGAGCGCGAACAGGGGCACCTTCTTCTGGTGTAAGAGTATAGGTTTCCTTTGGTTGACTCAACTTTCGACCCGCATACACAAGACCTGCGATAGCTGCTACAGATATTGGATCAGCCATTCTTATTTCTTATTGATATTTTTATTTACGTATCTTTGGTTAAACATTCCATTTTGTACTTCGGATCGAGTACTCATTGGTTCGTAGCTAATAGTACGAAGAGGCAACTTGCATTCCATGTTTTGCAATGGGAACAAATTTTGTTCGTACGTCTTCGCGAGAACTCTGTTAAATCTCGTCGTAGATTGGGGTCTGAGCTGATCACTCGTTTCGATGAATTCCGCTGGAGCACCCTTTCCAGCCATGAATGGCGCCGTACCATACAACATAGTGTTTGGGCGACTCGAGCCATTATTCAACGTACTGGGCTGAGGGTACACAAACACTTCGTCGGTCGCGCAGTTCACTGGAACAGCTGGGTTTTCGACTATACTAAGACCTGGCTGCAACTGGTAAGCCATTTATTATTACGTGAGATTTATTTACGTCATCGCAGGTCTAGTGGCGGTTCTTCTTGCATCACCACTTGGGTCAAGACCCGCAAAAGCCTCAAGTTGAACTCCTCTCGCATTTGGGTTGCACATGGTTCCATCCGACTTGCACATTGGGGCACCCTTCTTACCATACAATAATTCGGCAAATGCAGTTTGGTCACCTGGAACAGTGGTTACTGGACCGGAAACAAACTGACGGGAAAATGCGTTTTGTTGGTATTTTGGAAGGGTCGACCGAGAACGAGCTTGGCCATATTGAATGCTACCGGTGATAAAAGAGTCAACGTCCGCTTTCACGGTTTCTTGGCTACACGCTCGATACCTATTTGGTTCATCTCCCATGAGAACATTCGCCATTGGGTTATCCCGAGTTGGTAACTGACACGAATTATCGACATCTTCGTAAAACTCGGTTCCACTGGTGGGGCATTCCTTCACCATACCAGCCTTGTCCATAACATAAAGAACACCCAACGCAGTTCCGGCCAATATAAAGATTCGCACGTCGCGCTTTATCAGGTAGTGAATGCACGCAGCGTAGATTATGAATCTCGAACCAGCGTTCACGCGTTCCGCTGGGGATTGGGCACTCGATGGCCAAAATTCAAGTATCTTTTTATCATCAACGAGATGTTTAGGATCTCTAAACCAAGAGCTCATTTAATATATAGTAGTTTTATTTTTTCAAGATACCCCCGAGCATCCCCTGCATGGTCTTCATAAGGGCAGCCTCGTCGATGCCACCGTCTTGACCTTCGAGCTTATCGGCACACTCCTTCGCCACCTTTTCAATCATAGAAAGAGTGTCTTCTGGAATAGAACTGATGGTAGTCCCGAGCATGTACAACGTTTGGACGTATTGCCACACAGCGTCCTTGGTCTGTTGAGACACGGACGCCCACTTCTCTTCGAGCTTCACATCCTTCAAGAACTCAAGATTCTTGGCTTCGTTGAGAAAGAACGTGTCATCCTTCGCGGAAATCTTTTCGGCGAACGGCGTAACACTGGCCATGAACCCGTCGATCACGAGCCTTGGGTTCGACGTACGCATAATTTCGAAGCCCGACATGCACTTCTTGATACCCTTTTCTTCTGGAAACGTCTTGTGAAGTTCCGCAAGAAATTGGCCCATCATATCATTGAACGCAGTTACAGAACTCATGTTTACTGTAAACAATACTTTCCTACTCTTTAAGCGAATGGTTCTGTTGATATGGTTTCCTTACCTCCTATACCATTTGATACTATGAAAAAAACGAGAATCGCATTTAAAAAAGCTGGTTTTGAATAGGCGCTCGCTGGGAGCTTTCCTTCGTTATTGAGCTTCGACTTGAGGTGGATGTATCCAGCTGTGATTATACCCGCCACGATGGCGGCCCACGCTGGATCTCTTAAATAGTCTTCGAACTCCATTTAATTATAACCAACTTTTTTTGCACGGGTTTCCGATGCGTCTGGGAATAACACGTCGCCATCTTCTTCCTCCGCTTCTGGTGGTTGATCGGTAGTGGAAATTGTCTTGAATTCATTATCGAATGGAGAATTCCCTGTTTCCACTTGCTGGGGTTCGTCCATGGGTGGTCCAGCTTCACCCACGGGCTCAGCTTCACCTCCAGCCATGGGCTCGGCTTCACCTTCGGGTGAACCCATTTCTGGTTCCGCTGTAGGTTCTGGCTCTTGGTATTCGTCAACGAATTCTGGGTCTTCGGTGTCTTCCGCTTCGCCACCGACGTCTATGTCTTCAGATTCATTACTCATGTACGTTTGGAGTATTTGTTGAACTGGGATGAGTTCACGAACCGATGCTTCGATCACCACACTGAATCGCTGGAACAACTTTTCATCGCGCGCGTGCTCATTTTGACTTTCGGTAAAGATGTATGGATCTTTGTAAATATCCTTGGCGATGTTATTGTAACACGTTTGAATGAAAGTTTCATTTGTGGGCAATTTAAGAGAAATCTTCTTATTATCCTTACCGAGACGCACGGACGAAAGAATCTTTACACAACTCACGAATACGGCGGCGAGAAGATCGTTGAACCAAGCACACCTGTTCGCGATGTTATCGGTGTGTTGCTTAGACATACCCTCATTCCAATTGGGAACTTCTTTGAGAAGTTTTTGGAACATGATGAGAACTTTACGCCCCTTGGACATGGTGTACGCTTCTTCAAAAATTTTATCAAACGTCTCGATCATAACTGGACACATCAAATGGGACAATTGTCCCAAATATTCCCGCTTGGCTTCTACGAGCACATTGAGGTTATCCATTTATGATAGAGTGAAATTTTTTTACGTGCCTTTTCCCGCATTTCCCCTGTACTTATTCGCTACTTTCTTTAGGTTTACGAAAGATGGAAAATCTCCAAACTCTTCTGTGAGTATCTCTTCCTTGGGTTGCGGTGTTGATTTTTTCTTTGTTGTAGACCATGATATGTATAATTCATGTTCACCCACAATACGTGTGATAAATCCACCTAGATCGAGCTGTCGTTTTATGTAATGAAGAGCCTTAATTCTATTAAACGCCGGAAATCCAACTACAAACATTGGTATAGATACGAGTAGGAATTTGTTTCCGAATTCAGCACTTTGTCTAACTTTTTTTGATATCTGTTCGTATATTTTGACGTAAGTTTCCTTACGCAATTTATTACGGTTTTCAGCTATCTTTGATATCTCATTGACACTGATCATTAAATTACTCTAACGAAATATTTTCGGCGATTTTAGGGCGACCGTACATCTCTTCAGGAGTTTGTATTTTCTTTTCCACGAGTGGCGTGTTCTTTATGAAATTAATGTGATTCTCTCTGATTTTATCAAAGTCTTCAAATTCCCGGATTTCCTTATCAGTGGTAAACATGGTGTCAGACGCGGGTTTTTGTGTGTCGAGTGGCTGTGTTCTGAGAGACACGACAACCACGAGTGGGTTCGAATCGCTCACCTCTTTCATGTATTTCGCGATGATGACTTTAGTCACGTCGATCTCGCCAGTCTGTTCATCGACGAATTCTATGGGGACGTTCTTGAGCGTCTTGTCCAATTCATTTTGGGACACACCGAGTGTTCGCAAAGTGGCTATCATATTCATATCATTCCAGTTTACACTTTCGGGGTCATTCATGATTCGGACGTCAGATGACACGGCGAACGCAAATGGGAATCCACCGTGCTTGAGAACCATAAAACGACACCTGTACACCTCATCACCGGTTTCACCATGTTTATATTTACGAACTTCGTGCGTGTCTATGATGTAGGTACACAAACCAGTGATTTCCTTTATACGATTATTAACGGAAAGTACGATTTGTTCCATCACATTGTTCGAAACCTTCACGTTTTGGAGTTGTTCATATTGAGTGAGATCCAATACACCTTCATCTATTTCGGGTGCGGATTGTTTAGGGGTAAACATCTCCGCCCTGGACATGAGGAAAAGAACGAGCATGACAACTATAAGCAATGGTACCCACTTGCGGTTCATTATTACTATACCCTCACAAAAATTTTATGTGGTGCGCCCGTATGACTTAAAGTTTTTACATGTTTATTTCAATAGATGTCTCTCTTGATATATAGTCCAAAGTGTAGTCATAGTCTGGATATCATAGACTACATCAAGAGACGACCTCAAATTTCCCAACTCGTCAACTATCATAACGTGAATACACAGGGTATACCTCCTCAATACGCGCATAAAATAACACGTGTTCCAACCCTACTCACGAAGAATGGCAAATTCCTCGTCGGAAATGAAATCAAAAACTGGCTCGAGTCTCTCTTACCAAACAACGATATAGACTCGTGTGATTTTGGTATGTGTTCCATGACCTCACTCGATGGAGAAGGTAATTCGGACATATTTGGTCTCGATGATTATGGGCGTAGTTTACAGCCACCCATGACCGCTGAACTCGAAGAAAAGATAAACCGTGACGTGTCACAAACTTACAGCAACAATATAAAGAAGTAAAGCTAAAGTTTATCAGGTATGATGAAACTCGCTACCATACAGGCGAGTGCTATAAAATCCACGTTTGAGGTACTCAAAGATATACTCAATGACGTGAACGTATATTTTAAGCCAGATGGGTTATATGTAACCACACTCGATACGGCTCGAACATCACTCGTGGACATGTTCTTGTCCGCAGACAATTTCGAAGAGTATTCGTGTGAAACCGAGATTGTCGCGGGTATAAACGTCACGAATACGTTCAAGTTGCTTAAATCTATCACAAACAATGATGTGTTGATGATGAGCATAGATTCGAGAGAATACATGAACATAGAAATTCATAATGAGACGAAGAAGACGTGTACTAAATTCGCTCTCAAATTACTTGATATTAATGAAAACCAAATTGAGGTTCCGGATATGAATATGACGACTGTGACGCCGATGCCTTCGATTGATTTTCAACGAATTTGCCGAGATATGTACAACATAGGCACTGATATTGAAATCACGCGGGATGGAACCTCATTCAGGCTCAAGTGCGAAGGTGATTTCGCCAATCAAGAAACCGAAATTCAATGTACGGAAGAGAGTCCCAAAATATCTGGGGTGTATTCCCTCCGGTACATGAACATTTTCACCAAAGCCACAAACATGTGTTCAACGGTACAAATCATGCAAGAAGAACTGAATAGGTTCCTCATACTTAAATACAATGTTGCTAATTTGGGTGATCTCAAGTTTTACCTTGCGACTAAATCACAGTCAGATCAGTAATATTCCCTGTAATTGTACTCACGGTTTTTACCCGCCCAAATAAGTTTCGTAGTTTTATAGCTGGATACATAGTCTTTAGTGTATCCATATCGTAATATAACATATCACTTATCTTCACATTTTCACCGTGAAAATCACCTCTTGGACCCGCGTATCGTTTAATTTTTCTGAGTACGTCTTTCACTGGTTTATCGTCCGCGTCGACTAGATGCGCTGATACAATTGGTATGCTGAATACTATGTCCTTCGTTTCTTTGGGTGGCCATTCGTGTCCTGTGTTATACGTCAAATACTTGTACAGTTTGTCACCGTACCAGTATTTGATTCTAATGATAGTTTTATTGACGTTTGTCGGTGGCATGTACCCCCTGTATACCATGTCCTTTGTTTCGACATAATGTTCATCAAAAAGACCATCCCATTTTTTCGCTTCGTTCGCCCAGAACTCCCCTTCGATTAGATGTGGGTTTCTACCGTCTATGAAATACTCCATAGAGGAATGGAGTACCCTGTAGTTTGGTATAGAGACGAAGTTCTTATAAGTATCGTAAATCCATATGATTACGGTAGTTAAAAGATTGCGTAGCATTCTAACTAATTATATGGAGGGAAATTTTTTAAGTCGATATAACAACAAAATCGACACATGGAAAGACTCCATGGACCAAGATCCGACGAATCGGTCCGAATATGAACGTGAAATGTCAGATTATATCATAAAATGTATGCCTTATATGAAACAATATACGGAAGAAATAGACGCTAAAGTGAGTACGGATAACGTCTTTAATTGTAAAATAACGACGGGTCTTAAGAGAAAGGATATATTCAATGAATATTTATCAGATGTAGAAAACATGAACGTCGATAGAAAAATAGTTAAAAAGCAAGATGTGTGTCCTACGTGTAATGAGAGTAATATATTCCATTTTCACGACACGAGTGAACTTGTGTGTGATGGGTGTGGCGCGATCATAGCGACCCTCATAAGTGAAGAGCTCACGTATAGAGAAGAACAGGAAACATCCGAGAAGATTGTGAATTACTCATATAAGCGTGAGAATCATTTTAACGAATGGTTATCTCAATTTCAAGCGCAAGAAACGACGACAATTCCACAAGATGTCATGGAACAGCTCAGAAATGAACTCAAAAAGCTGAAAATCAAAACACTCGAAGAAATCACCCACGCCAGAGTTCGTAGTCTTTTGAAAAAGCTCAAAATGAACAAATATTATGAACACGTACCCTACATTACAAACATATTGAGTGGTGTGAAACCACCGAATATGCCACAAGAACTTGAAGAGCGTCTTCGAATCATGTTCAAGGACATACAGAAACCATTCGATGATAATTGCCCTTCGAATCGTCGCAATTTCCTGTCCTATAGCTACGTGTTGTACAAATTTTGTGAACTTTTGAGTGAAGATTCGTATCTCCAGTATTTTCCACTACTCAAAAGTAAAGAGAAATTGTATCAACAAGATGTCATATGGAAAAAGATATGTCATGACCTACGGTGGGAGTTTATACCGACAATTTAAAGAAATGAGCTTTTTTATGTATAATGAACGAATACGAAAAATTTTGCATAGAAGAAGCAAAGTTTTACATGGATAAGGCCCAACGCATTCTCAATGAAGAAATGAAAAATCCTAAAAAGTATTACGAAGAAACATTTGAAACCTATAAACACCTCGCTCGGGTGTTCCCGTACATTATAGCGATGCGATACACCTTACCTCCACAGAGCGATTCTGACACGGAGGAAAGTTTATCAGATACGCAGTCTTCAGTCCAGTCAGACGAAGATAGTTATGACCTTGAACCTCAGCCGACTCATTTAAGGTTTTGATCGTCTTGAACTCGAGTACAGTCTCGTTGTTTATGATGATATCTGCTCTCAAATTACCAATCACGTGTCCTTGGAATGGGATGGGAATGATCCGTTCCGATTCATACTGTATTCCTTTCGAGCGAAGGAGTACCTCCATAGCATTGTGATATACTCTCTCACTGTAACCAGGTCCCAGTTGAGAGTATATCTCTGTGGCGAGTTCTTCAATCATTATTTTTAAATGTTCCTTACTTTTAAGTAATATGTGGACCTGGTGGCCATTCAAATATATTCGTATATCATCATCAAGGTCAATGAGTTATTTGTGGGGCGAATGAAGTCCTAAGTCAAATCACATCTAAAATTTAATACAAGGACCATGCGAAAACAACTCATTGAATTTGTGAAAGCCCTCACTCGCACCGAATCAAAGAAACAACCACTCGGAAGGTGGTCCCTCAAGACGTGTGACGAACTTTCGACGGGTGTAAACGCCGTGTACCAAAACAGGGACCATTGCGGAGATCTCATCTGTAAGACACCTAAAAAGGCCTCTGAATATATCCTAAGTCGCCGAGAGCATCACAAATAGTAATCTCGAAATGGATCGTCATCATCTTCTTGGACTTCTCGATAAGCTTCAGTCTAAATATGATTTTATGGATGCAGAATACAAGGAATTCGCGGAAGCTATCGGTGGTAAGAAAAAAGCCATTGAGGTGAAGGTGGGTGACATGGTGAAAGTTCAATACGAAAAAATTGAAAACGGCGTGGAGTTTGGTGATGATGAATTTTATCCAACGCTTCATGTAGTAAAAAAGTGCTGCTCCATATGGAAAGTGGTGGATGACGAAAACAGATACTACAGGGGTGACTCGATTTCATACACATACTTAGATAAATCATACATACACATCACTGCTATGAAGCAAATTATAAAAGACCACTCGGAACAAAATTTTACGAAGACCTCACTCGATTCAAATAGACATAGAAGATTTTGCCTCTTTGTGACCGATGTAGAAATTATTTCTTAATAAAATGTAACGAGGAATGTCCCCAGTCCCATTCGTCGACGTCAGGAACATAACTTCCGCCACCAGCCCCCGTTTCAAGAAAGGCATCGACGCGCTCGTGAAGCAGTCTCGTCACGCGATCAATACCGGTAAGAGTACGCTCGGTAAAGAGATTAAAATTTACGAACAGTTCATCAACCGCGAAAAGAATTCTGGTAAGCCCGTGTACGTCAAGCTATTCAGCGAAGTCAAGCGTATTCTGTCTGGTAAGCCAGCGACCAAACCCAATAGTTTAAAGAAGAAGACCCCTAGAAGTACATGACGACGTGCGGCGTGTGCTGTGAACGTTTAAATAAAACAAATCACAAAAAAGTAGTATGCCCTTTTTGTGATTTTGAATCGTGTCGAACATGTAATCAAACATACCTGTTATCAACTACCGAGGACGCACATTGTATGAGTTGCAAGAAGGTGTACACGAGAGATATGATTGATTCGTTTTGCACGAGACGTTTCAAGAATTACGAATATAAGAAACACAAAGAACGCATACTCTTTGAACGCGAACTAGCTCGAATGCCCGAAACGCAACCGTATGTACAGAGAATACTCAAACGCCAAAAACTTGGTAAATTGCGTGAAGATATATCAAATACGTACATCAAAGCTAGGCGTCGGTACTTACACTTACATACGGCAAAAGCACCTAGGGATCAGATAGATCTTTACCTCACAATGGCTTTATTTCTAGAAGGTGCGCACAGATATGCGAGAATTGAATTAGAATCTATGCGCTTTGGAACCATAGAAACAAAAACAAAGTTTGTACGAGGGTGTCCGTGCGAAGGTTGTAGGGGGTTTTTAGACGAACTGTGGAAATGTGGAATATGCGAAAAATCGTTTTGTGACAAGTGTAACGAAGAGTGTCTCCCAGGTCACGTGTGTGACCCAGAACTCGTGAAAACGATGAAACTCATCAACAGGGATACCAGACCATGTCCCAAATGCTCCACGATGATTCATAAAATAGATGGATGCGCCCAGATGTGGTGTACAGTGTGTCAAACGGCGTTTGATTGGCGAACAGGGGCGATAGAAAAGGGTCGCATACACAATCCCCATTTTTTTGAATTTACGAAGCGGTCGAGAGAAAACGGTGACATTCCGTGTGGTGGACGACCCATATACAGAGAACTCATGGCTGAAAACGCACCTCCACTGATTATGCGGTTCTATTATCTCGTCGTGGAGGCGGAACACTTATTGGCGTATAGGTATGCATTCACATACGAAGATAACATGTCTTTACGAATAGAGTATCTCATGAATAAGATTAACGACGAGCGCATGAAATGGGAGCTTCAGAGAAGACAGAAATATAACGACAAGATGAGAGACATACGAGACATACAACAAATGTTTCTGGACACGGGAGGTGACCTGTTACGACAATGGATAGTTGAAAGGGACAAGGAGGATGAAATAATAAACACGGCTCAACAGCTATGTAAGTATTTCAATGGAGTGTGCAATCAGATACACAGGAGATACGATTGTGTAATTCCACATCATATATTCTTAGCTAATGATAGATGATAGCGCTCATTTTAATAATAGCCATAGTTCTCATCATAGTATTCAGGCCAAAATACAAGAACCCCGAAGTGATACGAGGAGCACTGACTGACGAAGAATGTGAATACATTAAGAAGAGAGCGGAACCCCTTCTCGAAAAATCGACTCTTTCCGACAATAACTTCATAAATACCGAAATAAGAGACAGCGAAACTGCGTGGCTCGGTCCAGAAGATCAGAGAATACACGATATATTTCTACGTTTCATGAACGAGTCTGATAACTGTGAAAATGTACAGGTCGTTCGTTATAAACCAGGTGGGTTCTATAAACCACACCAAGACGCTGATTCGAATCACGTAAACAGGAGAAAACATACATTCATATTCGCCTTGAATGACGAATATGAAGGTGGGGCGACGAGTTTTCCAGTATTAGGAAAAACGTACAAAATGCGTAAGGGTGACGCACTCAGCTTTGATACACTCGATAGCTGGGGCCGTGTCCCGAAAAAGGCAAAGCACGGCGGTGAACCCGTCGAATCCGGTGAGAAATGGATAGCTAATCTATGGTCACGCCAATCCAGAGTTGCGTAATTTTTCGCGATTCGCCATGTGAAGCGCTTCCACGTCGGCTTTATTTTGCCCCGTGTAGGGAACCGCAAACCCGTTGTCACACATCCACTTATTCACATTGGTCCATTCACCATCTTCGGAAACCCACACTTCCGCCAAAATACGACCAAACTTTCCACGCGAGTCCTTTTCCGGACATCTGAGTTCGATCTCAATATCATCCTTCTCAGATGCGACCGCCTTGAGACACCATTCCCGGAGCTTCTTCTTGGAGAGAAGACCAAATTTCTTTTCTGTCAAATCACGCGTGCGAGATTCTGGGGTATCGATTCCGAGCAAACGCACTCTTTGTTTGGTACAAACATCGAAACCTAAATCGATTGATACATCTATCGTGTCTCCGTCTACCACCTTTTCTAAGGAGGAGACACGGTAAATGAATTCACAGGGTTCTTGGGTATATGTGGACATATAGTATTGGTTAGATTAT